TTAATTTAATTGATTTAATACATTTATAACATGTGTTTTTTTAGTAGGAAACATATGATAGTATGTCTTTTCTATCATAGTAACCGTATCACCAATTCTATTAGCCACATCTCTACTATCACAACCTAGATTTATTAGTAAACTAACATGTGAATGTCTAAATCCGTGTGGTGTTATTCTTTTGACATTTGCTAACTTAATATACTTATCCAAATATCGTTTGAATGTAGTAGGTGCAAGTGGGTTAACATTACCGAATATAAACATACTATTATTAAAGCCATATAATCGTTTCTCGTTGTCTTTATGTTCTTTTAATAGTTTTACTAGGTTATCATCTAAATCAACGAATCTGATAGAATTATTTGTCTTAGGACTTGTAATAATATATAACTGATCATCAACTTTGTTAGATAGAGTTTTATTTACTCTTAGAGTCTTTCTGTCAAAGTTTATATCATTCCAATTTAAAGCACATACTTCACCAATACGAAGCCCAGTGTAGTAGAAGAAATTAAATACTATGTAATAATATCTGTCATCAACTACATTTATAAATTGTTTAAATTCTTCGTAAGTCCAAAAGTTAGTTTCAGAATCCATTTGATTAACAACTTTTTCAGTTTTAACCTTTTGTAATTTACTTGCAACTTTTATATCAAAATCATAATTACAACAAGCATAATCTAGTATTTCTTTTAAATCTGCTATAACTCTATTCTTATGATCTAATCCTATATTAGATTTGAATACCTCCATTTTCCACATCTCTAATACATTTATTTTAATACTATGTAATTTATATTTTTCAAAATAGGGCAGTATATATAATTCAGCACGATTTCTTCTGGAATAATATGTTGATGATTTAACTTGTGTTTTTTTAGTAGATAGCCAACTATTATATACATCAACAAACATAACAGAATTACTAATAATTCCGTCTGTAGAAACCTTGCTTAAGAAAGTTCGTTCTTCTTCTTCAGCATCTTTCTTTCTTGGATACATTTTGGATACTTTTTGTTTTCTATTTCCATATATATCAGTGTAGTAGCATCTAAAATACCAACTACGACCATCTTTAGTCCATTTAGATTTATCTTTTTCTTGATAAACTGCCATAATATCACTCTCCTTAATTCTTTTAATATATTGAATTAGGTTCTTAAATGTGATATAATTAACTCACATAAAAAACCTAATCGTGCCAGATTATTTTTTATGTATTTCGATTAGTTCTATTGCAGTAGAACTAGTCTTTTTTTATGAATTTAATATTTTTTTCTTTTCTTCTTCAAATTCAAGTTGATTAATTGTTCCATTATCTAACAATTTTTGAAGTTTGTCTAATTTATCATATTTATCATTTTGAACAATGTAATTATCATTGCTATTTAAATTATAATTTTCAATATACGTCTTTATTTCTTGAGCATTATTATTTGATTCAGTATTATTAAGCATTGAATCAAAGTATATTATATTTTCATCAATACTTCCATTAATTAAACCACTTTTTCTTTCTGGAGCACCAGGTATAATGAATTGAATGTATCCTCTTGCAAATCCTGCTTTCTTTAACTGAACAGCAGAAATATTTTTTATTAAAATGGTTTTTTCACCTGTAAAACCATGAGCCAACTTTGCCATAACTCCAGGTCTAGAAATAGTTAATGTTCCGTTATTAATAATTATTTTGGTTTTTCCACCTTTAGTAGGTGAATTAAATACATATTCTTTATTCATAAATTTACCTCTCTTCCAACATCTATTTTAAAAATATCTATATTAGCATATTTTTAATCAATTTTAGTTCTTTTTTCTCTTGCAATACCAACAATTTTTACAGGCAAACTTTCTATTTGCTCATTACTATAAAATGTTGGCTGATAATTATCGCTATTATTTAAATTTAATGGTACTAATGTTATACCACTTTCTGTTATTGTTATATTCTTAAATGTAGCATCAAATCCATTTACCATAACAGCACAATCTTTTTTATTTGCTATTGTGTAATCATTAGTCTGTTCAAATATTACAATATCTTTTTCTTGATATTTAGGTGACATTGAATCACCACTTATTTTAAGTGCATAATAATTTTTATTGCCTTTAGTCCAATCTCTAGGTATATCTATATAGTCGATTATGTCTTGCTGAGCTTCTATCGCTATTCCTGCTTTAATGGTTCCTAGGACAGGTATTTGAATTGTATCTGATACAAGTTCTATCATTTTGCCATTATCAAATCTTAAATCTTTTAACATTAAATCGTCTATTGATATTTTAAAATAATTAGATAAAGCAGAGAGATCAACTGCATCAGGTTCTCTAATTCCTTTTTCCCAATTGCTTACAGCTGTATTTGTTTTATTACATATTTCTCCAACATCTTCCTGAGTTTTTCCATTTAATATTCTCAAATGCTTTAAATTAGAAGCCAAGAAAATTTTAGGATTATCCACAATCTCACCTCTTTCTTTTATATTAGTATATCATTATTATTTGCATATTTCAAGAAAAAATATTCACAAAATGTGAAAAAAGTATTGACATTCACAAAATGTGGAGTTATAATTGAGACAAGTTAGGAGGGATAAGATGAATGTAAATACAATAAGTGGTAAAGAAATTGCGAATAATCTTAGAGCTGAGAGAAATCGTGCTGATTTAACGCAAGAACAAGTAGCGAAAAAACTTGATATTACTCTAAGAACTTATGTATCATATGAAGAAGATGCAAGCACGATAAAAGCAACGACACTATTTTTACTATCTAAAATTTTAGGATGTAAGATAGATGATTTTTATTTGCAAAACAATTCCACAAAATGTGAATAAAATGCAATAAAAGAAAAGGAAGAGTAAGAGAATGATTACAAAAATAATTTGCTCTATTTTAGTGTTCATATGGCAAATTATACTTTCCATATATACACATAATAGATACAAAAATAAAAAATATGACATATTTAATGCCATATATCAAATTATTTGGTTTGTGATTTATCAGATAATACTATGGATAATTCTTTAATTAAAGGTGTTAACACAGCAGTTTTATTGCTAATATTTGAATCGAAAAGAGAATTGTAAATTTTATCTAATGTTGATGAGTTTATATTTGGAAAATAAAGCAATAATTTATTTAGACTTTTTTGATATTCTTGTTTTTGATGCATAGTAATTGCAGAGCCACAACAACCACCAACATTTTCTAAAAATTCAAATATAACTTTTTGTCTAGCTTCGTTATAGTTTTCGATTCGTTTAATTTTTAAAAAATGCTTATTATTTATTATCGCTATAACAATATTTGGAATCGTTGTAGCACATGCAGTAATGATTGCAATCCAAAGTGTTTCACTCAAAATAATACACCTCACTTTCTTAATTTAAATATTATAAAGCAGAGGCAAGCAAAAGTAAATCAAAAATCTGGCACGATTGGAGGTAAAAATGAAAAGACCAACACAAAGACTAACTGCAAAAGAAACATTGGAAATTTTAAATAATCAATGGGCAACTACAGAAGATATTATGAAACTTGCTTTCGTAGGAGAAAGTAAAGCAAGAGAAATGACAAAAGAGATAACAGACATAGTATCAAAAGAACATAAGAAAAAACTACCTAGAGGACTATTTCCAATGCAGGTAGTTCAAGAATATTTAGGAATCAATATCAATTATTTAAAAAAGATAGAAAGAGGTTAAATATGAGATTTATAAAGAAAAATAAAGCAGCAATAGTATTTTATATTGTTTTAGTAGGATGTGCTTTAATACTATCTTATAGTAATAAGCAATATGACAATAAAAAAAGTATATCTGCAGATATTGGGTTAACAGATATACAGAAATAAAAAATATTTGCAAATACTTTTTACATACCTAATTATAGCAAATAAAGTATGTAAAAGTCAAATTTAGAGGGATAAATTAAAAAGGTTGAATTGCAGGAAGGAGAAAAAATGAATGAAAATAAGAGCTTTATAAAATTATATAAAAAAATATTAGAGTGGGAATGGTACAAAGATTATAAAACAAAAGACTTATTTATTCATTTACTACTAAAGGCAAATTGGAAGGACGGAAAATATCAGGGATATGTAGTACCGAGAGGAAGCCTTATAACAGGTCGTAAACAACTAGCCGAAGAACTAGGTTTTACAGAACAATCAATAAGGACTGCAATAAATCACCTAAAATCAACCAACGAGATAACCATCAAAACAACTAAAGTTTTCTCAATAATTACAATAGTTAATTACGAACAATACCAAGAAATCAACCAAGTGTCTAACCAACAATCAACCAACAATCAACCAACAATCAACCAACAACTAACCACTATAGAAGAATATAAGAATAATAGAATAAAAGAAAATAATAATATCATCACCATATATGAATTTGTGGAACAAAATTTTGGTAGACTTTTAAGCCCAATTGAATACGAAGAGATTAGTTGTTGGAATGATAATGAATTAACAAGATATGCAATAAAGCAAGCAGTATTAAATAGCAAGTATAGTACTAAATATATCTCAAGAATATTAAATGCTTATGAGAGAGAGAACATAAAGAATGTTCAACAAGCCCAATATAGGGAAAGAGAGTATGTCGAAGCAAAGAAATATAAAAGTACTAAAAAAGGAAAAACAAAAGAAGAACCATTTTGGTTAAATCAACAAATAGAAACAAAAGAAGCAACAAAGGAAGAACTAGAAGAAATAGAAAAAATGTTAAATGAATATAGATTGGAGAAATAAAGTTGAAAAAATTTAGAAATTTAAAACCAGATGAAATAGATGTAAGAATAAATCAGATCGCAAGTAATTATTGCACAATGCTTTTATACAAAGATGCACGATGTGATATGAATATCCTAGATGAAACAGTAGGAGCAGAAAATTGGAAAAGAGAACATACAAGAGAGAATGCTAATTGCATAGTATCAATTTACGATATTGAAAAGAAAGAATGGGTGTCAAAAGAAGATACAGGTACAGAAAGTTTTAGTGAATCTGAAAAAGGTTTGGCAAGTGATAGTTTTAAAAGAGCCTGTGTTAATTGGGGGATAGGTAGAGAATTATATTCTAGTCCTAGCATAATAACATTTCCTAGACAAGATATGATATCAAAAGGTAAAGAAAGTGAATTTTTTCTTAACGATAAAGGAAAATATACAACAAAGACATATTTCTATGTAGAACTAATTGATTATGATGATAACGATAACGTTAGCGATTTGGTTATCAGAGATAACAAAAACAATATTAGATTCACTTTATTAACAAAAGCAAAAGAAAAAGAACTTGCTAAAAAAGTAGAGAGTATGAAAAAAGGAATTCTTGCATTAGAAGAAAAAGATAATAAGTTTGATAGAGAAAAGTTTTATAAATACTTTGGTGCTACAAGTGAAATGAACATGACATATAAGCAAGTAGACGAAGCAATAGAACTTTTAAAGGAGAAATTAAAATAATGGATGTAGATGTAAAATTAGGAGAATTAAAAATAGAAGTTCCAACAATATACAAATCTACAATAGGAAACTATACAACAATAAATAAATTATTTGAAATAGTAGATGACTTAGTATGGCAAAAGAATAAACTACAAGAAGAACTTAATAACTACAAACGAAATGTAGAAGATAATTACAGATTAGTAGGAATGTCAGAACAAGTAGGAATAGATAATAGTGATTTTTTAGGAGATAGATAAGATGAATGTATGTATGGGCTGTGGATATGAATGGGAAGATGTGAATGCACATTGGTGTCCTATGTGTGGAAGTGGAGATTTTGCGGTAGAAGATGAAGAGGAAGAAGAATGATAATAACATTTAAAGGACACAGATGGATTAAATTTAAAAATGGAATTACATTATCTATCTTTAATGGTTTTGGTAGTTATAGTGAAAATCATTTTAATTATAAAGTTAGAACCAAGAAAATAATAAAAACTAAAACCTGTGAAATAGCAATATTAAGAAATGAATTTTTTATAACTGATAGCATCCTTAATAATGGTGATAAAGTTAAAGGTTATGTAAATAAAAAAGAACTAAAAGAAATAATCCAAAAAATCAAAAATTATGGGATGAATAATGAAAAGAACATTTAATTATGAAGATATATCTATAAAACATATAGAGGATAATCCACACTTAATATTTATATGTGATGCAGATAAGAAAGAAGTAATAGTGGAAAGAGAGGAAAGTAATGAATAAATTTATAGGAATAGGGAGAGTAACTAAAGATATAGAATTAAAAGCAACCCAAAGTGGAATACAATATGTTCAATTTGATTTAGCAATAGATAACGGTAAAGATAAAGACGGAAAACAAAGAGATGCAGATTTTATAAACTGTCTTGCATGGGAAAAACTAGCGGAAACATTATCAGTATATGTTCATAAAGGACATAAATTAGCAATCGAAGGGCAAATGAAAACAGATAAATATCAAAATGAAAAAGGTGAAAATAGATATAAGACTTATGTATTAGTTAGAGGTATTGAATTTTTAGAAAGTAAATCTAAAGATAATTATGAACCTACCGAACCTGATTATTTAGATAAGACAAGCTATACAAAAGAAGAAGTAGATAATATTCCACTACCTAATGATCCATTTGCTGAACAAATGCAAATAGATGAAAGTCAACTACCTTTCTAGGAGGTAACATATGACAGGAACACCATTAGAAATAATTAAATGGTTATATGGCTTTGATAAAGATAAAGTATTTGATATTCAAGAGCATAAAGAAAAAAAGAAAAGGTCATTAAATGCAAATGCTTACTGCTGGGTGCTAATGGGAGAAATAGCAGATGTTATAGGAAGAACAAAAGAAGATGTATACAGAGATTATATTAAAAACAAAGGTATATTTCGTGTAATTACATTGAATAAGGAAGCAGTACCAACATTTATAAAAGTATGGTCTGAAAGAGGATTAGGTTGGGTATGTGAAACATCAGAAACAAATAAAGAAAATTTAATAGATGTAATTGCTTATTATGGTACATCTTCTTACAACACTAAGCAAATGTCTAACTTCGTAGATTATGTAGTACAAGAAGCAAGAAATCTAGGAATAAAGACAAAAGAAGATATAGAAATAGAAAGTTTAATTAACGATTGGGAGGCTAGTAAATGAGAACAGTAGAAATACCACTAAAACTACCTTCATTTAATGAATATGTAAATGTATGTAGAACAAATAAATATATGGCAGCTAAAATGAAAAGAAATTTGGAACAAGAGATAGGTTATTTTATATTAGATTTACCTAAATATGATAAACCAATACAAATACATTTTCATTGGATAGAAGGCAATCAAAGAAGAGATTACGATAATATTGCGGCGGCTAAAAAATTTATTCTGGATGCATTAGTAAAATATCAAAAGTTGAAAGATGATAACAGAAAATATGTATATGCATTTAGAGATACATTTGAATATAAAAAAGGAACTACAAAAGTAGTATTGGAGATAGAAGAATGAAAAAAATAAAAAGAATATGGGGTAGGTTGAAAAGGTTGATTAAAGAAATAGAAGTATCAGATAGAATGTCAGATGGTAAATTATCAAGTGCAATAATAGTAGTCCTTTGTTTTGGACTAATAGGTATAGCAATACTATATTGCTGCTTATTTGGGTAAGGTGAGAATATGGGGTATAGAAATTATTTATATAGAATTAAAAAGAAAGATGTAAATAAATTTAGAAATATGCCTTTAAAGGAATTGCAAGATAAATATAGCGACAAAGAAGATGACAGTTATATTGATATACATAAATTAATTGGTGAAGATTGTATATTTGAATTTGGAAAATTATATTGGGATGATACTATTGAAAGAATAGAAAATTCAGGCGAAGAATTATTCAAACAGGAAGAGGTACAAGAATGGTTTTGTAATTATAGGCCCCATTTAGTAGGAAAAGAAGCATTAAAAGTAACAATAGATATTTATGAAAATAAAATTAAAAAAATGTATGAAAATTTACAAGAAGAAATTGAAAAAGCAAAAACATTTGAAGAAAAGTGTGGAATTTATCAAATGCACTTTAGAGATTATGAATATTGGTGGAAAAATTGCAAAGTAATAAATCTAGAAAAAGATGCAATATGCCATAGTTGGTTATATGAACATCTAATATTTGAATTAGTTCATTTATATAAAACTATTGATTTTAATGAATATGATTTAATTTTTATGGGTTGGTGAACGAAATGATACGAAATAAAAAAAGAAAGAAAACATTTATCAAAAATGATGATTATTTTAAATGGCATGAAGAAAATAAAGACAAAGTAAATATCATATCAGTAGATACTGCAAGAACTAAAATAAAATTAGAATATGAAAATAAAGAGGTGGAAAGTGAGCAAAGAAGAACTAATTAGAGATGAAGATTACACCGAAGATGAAGCAGAAAAAATCGTGTTACAAAATAAATTAGATAGAGCAAATGAAAGAATAGAAGAATTGGAAGATAGAATAAATACTGCAAAAAAATTGATAAAAGATTTTATTAAATTAAATCTTCAAGTTGTGGAAAAACCAAAAGAGTATTCTTCAGCAATGGTAAATTTATATACAACAGAAATAGGAACTTATAGAAAACTAGAAAAGTTATTAAGTGATAAATAATGACAGCGAGAGAAAGAGAAGATTTAATAGAATTTGCAATTGGGAAGTTGACTGAAAGGTTAATAGAACAAGAATTTGAAGATAAAATCAAAAAGAAAACAACATATGTTAAGAAAACTAGAGCATTTAAAGACTTAATTCAATTACTGAAGGAAGTGAAATATTATGACTAATAAAGATATAACAAAATTAGAAAATGAAAAAATGAAATATAAAAAATACTGCGAGTTTTGTGGACATACCATAAGCTTCTATGCATTCGAAAGAGATAAGAAAGTATGTAATCATTGTGGAAGATATAATTACAGGAATAATTTAGTAAAATTCAAAGATATATTAAATAAATCAATAATGAAATTTGAAAGGAAAGTCGAGTGGTAAAAATGATTGAATTTATATTAGGTATAATAGTAGGTTTAATAGCAATGGGAATATTTATAGGTGGTAAGAATGAATGAAGAAATAGAGAAAATTGAAAATCAAGTTAATTATTTAAAAAAAATATATGATTATATCGAAACTGAAAAAGATATTGCTTATAAAACATTTGGATATGATTATAAAAGTGTAATGCCATTTTTTAATAATTATGAATTAGAAAAGAAAATAAAAGATTATGAATATTTAAAAGAAGTATTCGTAAAACTTGAAGAAGAAAATATTGATATAACTAAAAAATATTTTATTACCGACAATATATATTTAAGTGTATTTTTATGGGGTGATTTATTAACATTTCATTTTTATGTTGATAATGATAGTTGGTTTTATGAAAATTATATAAGTAGTCATAGTGGAATAAATGAGTGGATACAAAAATTGATTTGTGAAGAATATGATCTATTTAGTGGTAATAGTTCTTATAATTATGCTTTTGGAACCACAACATTAAATGGATATAAATACATGATAGAAAATAAAAGAGAAGAATATAAAGATAGGAGATATAAAACAGAAGAAGTAGTAAAAGCAATTAAAAGTCTAATATATTATTTTACTGATGAAAACAATAAAACTAGAAATGTTATTATTGATGAAATAAATCATAAAATTGAAAATATGAAAAAGTTAATAGAAGGTCAGGAGGAATAATGACAATATTAGAACTAGTATATAGATTAAATGCAATATCAATAGAAAGAAATAAAATAGAGATGAGATTATTAAGAGAACCAGATAGTAAAGTATTAAAAGCAAGTTTAAGTGTATTAGATGAAGAACACGACAAGATAATATATGAATTATGTGGTAGGATTCCTAGTTTAGAGAATGATGAGAATTTACAAGTGAGAGGTAAAAGAAAATGATAGCAATGTATGATCTAAAGGACAACCTTATAACAGTATTTGATAATTATAAAAAGTGTGCTGAATATTTTAACACATCAATAGAAAGTTTACACAGTCATATATGTAGAACAAAACAAGGTAAAGTAGATAGAAAAAGAGATATTAAAAATAAAAGATGGTGTAGGTTATATAAGATTGAGGATGATGAATAATGGACTTAACAGAAATCAATGAATATATTCAAAAGACATATAAAGTAAAGACATTAATAAATTTAAACTTTGCTAATGTAGAACAAATTTGTTTTAAAAATAATGAAATAGAATATCCTTATTGCTCGTTTTACATTCAAAAATGCCCCGAATGGGGATATGCACCTAATGAATTACTAATATATTACAGCAAAGAAAGAAAAAATCATACTGGTTCCGATGGTTCAACAATCTATAAAGGATTAGAAAGTATAGATTGGGTAATACAGAACATATTCAAATTAGAAAAAAAGGAAGAACAACTGAAATTGTTTTAGGAGGATTAGATGAGTGTTAGTTTATGGATTACAGCTAAAAGAGATGTAGAAATATATAAAAAAAATATAACTTATAATTTATCTAAAATGTATTATAAAGCATTAGATGAAGAATTGGGATTTAGGAAATTAAAAGGGTTAACTTGCAAAGAAGCATTACCTATAATAAATAAAGCCATAAATGATATGGTAGCGAATGCAGATGAATATAAAAAATTAAATCCAGCAAATGGTTGGGGTAGTTATGATGGGTTATTAATTGCATTTAGAGAAATAAGAAATGTTTGTGAAGAAAATCCAGATGGAATATTTGATATGGATTTATAGTGGAGGAATAATGGAAGAAAAATTATTAGAGATAATAAATCATTATGGAATATTGCCTCAATTAAAGTATTTCCAAAGTGAAGTATTTGAATTGAATGAAGCAATTTTACAATATGAACATATAAATAATTATGACTTAACTTCAAGTAATTTTAAAGCCTATGGAAATAATCAGATGAAAGAACATATAGCAGAAGAAATAGCAGATGTAGAAGTAATGTTATTACAATTTAAAGAATATTATCACATTGATGGAAATGAAATTTTAAAGATTATGAATGAGAAAATAGAAAGGCAGTTAAATCGTATTAAAAATGAAAATAATAAATAACCCTTGCTTACCCTACAAAGTAATAGGTCAAATAATAGATGATTATATAGAAAGAAATTATGCTGATACTTGTTATTTTGGTAAGATTGAATATTTTGAAATAAAATACAAGGAAGAAAAATATAAAGTTCAAATAAGATATTTAAAAAGTTATATAGAATGGAGATTTGACTATTGTGGCTAAAATAGATTTAACATATCATGGAAAATTAAATACCTTAATAAATGTATTAGAAAAGAAAAAACTTGATGTTAATTATACTATTGATGGTAAAACAGGGAAAACGACTACAACTTCAATACTAATAAAAGATGATAAAAAAGATTTCTTAATGATAACATTTGATTACCAAGAATTAAAGAAGATAGTGGGAGATTGTGATGAAAGTAAAATGCAAATGTTGCAAAACAATATTAGAGAATAATACCAAATGTTTATGTGGATTAGTTGAATTGAAAAAAGATATTATAACTATTGACCATAATTTATGTAAAAAAGAATATTGGGATATTATTGAAGAAATAAAATAGAAGGTGATATAGATGAAAAAGAAAATTAAAATAATAGATATTTTATGTTATATATCAATAGGTGATTATGACAAATTACCAGAGGAATTTGAGTATGCAGGATATTGTTGGCATTGATGTATTGCTTGTAAAATATACGAAACAAAAGATGAAGATAAGAACGAAATGAATTTATATAAATATTTTGCTACCGAAGGTGATTTAAATGATGAAGTAGAAATACTAGATAAAGAAGATGAATTTGAAGATATTGAAGAATTTCAAAGTTTTATAACTAATGTTGGTAGAGTTGATAATACCAATATAGAACTATATATACATACTTTATTTAAACAACAAACACAGTTGATAAATAACCAAAAGAAGATAATAGAAAGGTTAAAGAAAGAAGGTAAATAAAATGTATGGCGGATTAACCAAAGAAGAATATAAAAGTTTATTAAAAGAATGTAACATGTGCACTAAAAAATGGACATTAGCTAGAAGAAGTAAATTTAGAGAAAGAGCACAAGAAATAATTGAATCTAGAAGTAAAAAGAAATCAATATTTAGAAAGAAGGAAAAATAATGAATTATAAAGAAAGATTATTAGTAGAGTTTAGACAATTAACAGAAAGAATTACTTTATTAAATAGTTTTATTAATAGTAGTCAACCAACAAATATAGATAAAGAACAATTAGAGCTTATGCATAAGCAACATGAATGTATGTGTCAATATGAAGATATTTTATTTAATAGAATTTTGATGATGATGAAATAGGAGAAGAGAATGAATGTAATAGAAAAGATAACACAAGTAGTCGAAATATTAAATGAAATAGATCAATATGATAGCGGGCTATCTCAATTATTAAGTGAATATGATGAAAGAGAACAAGATTTATTACACTTTATAGAAAATAATAAGATAAATGTATTATGGTGCTACAAATATACAAAAGAATTAAAATCAGTTAGAGAAAAAAGAAGAAATGTCAAAAACGATATGGAAATAATAAGAAAGTTTAATGAACATAAAACAAAATTAGTATCAACAATAGAAAATAGAAAGATAATGTTAAATGAACTATACAAAAGAGAAAAGCAATTAAATTGTCCTTACAAGAATAGGAGATACAAGGAAGAAGAAATTGAGAAGATATTAAAAGGGGTGTAGATAATGTATTTAGAATATGTAGAATTATTTTTTAAGAAAAATAGAGCCGAAAAAGATTATAATGCAGCTATAGATAAAAAACAAAAATTATTATATACTGTAACACCACATTCAGTAGTCCCAAATGATATAGTAAATCATCTATCTAGTTCTGTTCCAGGAAGTAATTTTATAAATTATAGTGATAGAGTTACAGAGATAGATGAAAATATAAAAAACACTAGAGATATTTTTGACAATAGAACATATTTATTAAAAATAAAAGAAGCAGAACTTAGAGAAAGCAAAGATGTATTAGATAGAATTTATGTATATCATTGGCTAGATAAAAAGAAAGTTTCAAAATTTTATAGATTAGTAGGCTATACAAGAGAATATACATATGATGTGATAGAAAAAATGCGAGATGAAATGAATGAGATTAGAAAAAAAGTGCAAGAAGAATAAACATCTTACAAAATCTTACAAAATGGATGATAATATATATAATGTGAAATAATAAAAATTCACATATCATCTTAGCCTAAGCACTATCTTTTAATAGATAGTGTACTGATGATATAATTTGAAGTCCATAGTTCAATTATGAATAGTATATATCATTGGTACAGTATCTACTAAAGCGAAAACATATACCATTCCTTTCTGATTTTTTTCATAGGGTATATGTGTAACTTCCTTTATTGAGAGTTGAGATACTCTCTTTTATTATGAATAAGAAAAAGATTTAAAAAATGGGTTGATGAATATGGATTGGATAAAATGTCAAAGAAATCCTATCTGTAAAACTTGTAGTGACTATAACAAATGTAATGGTGGGATAGTAGAAAAGAAGAAAAAGAAGAAACCTAAAAATAAAACAAGTAGGTGAAAATATGATAGAAAATAATATATCTATGCAGTTAACTGAAGAACAACTAGAAATAATTAAACAAAATATTAAAATAATTGCTGAAGCAGTTAAAACAATAATAGAAAAGATTGTAGAACTTGTTCATTATGTCTTTGAATGGACCAAAGAAGTACTAAATACAGAAATAACAATAGTAAAAAGAAAGAAAAAAGGAAAAAGATATATACATTCTATAAGAAGAGAAAAATTATATTTATATATGAAAGGACGGATATGAATGAAAGCAAAAGTATTAAAAGGTTATCCAGATAGAATAACAAAGAAATTCTATATCAAAGATACAATAGTAGATTTTGATAAAAAAAGAATTCAAGAATTAATTGGTAAAGGGATAGTTGAATTATATAAAGAACCAAAAGCAAAAAAAGAATCACCAGAAACTAGTGATTAGTTATGGCAAGTAGAAAAGTAGATTATTGGTTAACTGATGATGGACTAACTCTAATTAGTGGTTGGGCTAGAGATGGTTTAATTGATAAAGATATAGCAGAAAAAATGGATATAGCATATTCCACTTTTAGAGTTTGGAGAGATAAATATCCAACACTTTCGGCAGCCTTAAAAAAGAACAAAGAAATTGTTGATTTTGAAGTAGAAAATTCATTACTTAAGAGATGCTTTGGCTATAATGTTCCAGTCAAAAAAAATCTAAAAGTAAAAAGAACAGAATATAAAGACGGATTTAAAATAAAAGAATATGAAGAAATAGTTGAAGTTTTTGATGAAGTTCATATTCCAGCAGATACAACGGCTCAAATATTTTGGTTAAAGAATAGACAAGTACAAAAATGGAGAGATAAACCAGAAGAAAATACTAATTCGGAAGAAGATAAGGTAGTGATAGTTAATGATCTACCAAAATAGAAAAGTTATTAAACTAAGTGATTTAATAATTCCTAAATATCATTCAACATTTAATGATATCAAATATATGCATAAGATATTTACTTCTGGTAGAGCAGGAACTAAATCAAGTAGAGGTGCTATTAAAGCAATAGAAAAAATAGTTGAAGATGATAATTGTTCTGTTGTTATTATGAGAAAGTTTCATAATAAACTAAAAAAGACAGTTTATAAAGAATGTTTAAGAGCAATAACTAGATTAGGTTTAAACAAAAAAGATTTCAAAATAACAGTTAGTCCGATGGAAATAAAATACTTAAAAAATGGGAATACAATATATTTTACTGGTAATGATTCAATTGATGATACCAAAGGTATGATAGATGAAAATAAACCAATTAAATTAGTAGAATTAGATGAATTAACTGAATTTTTCGATAAAGGTGATGGAGAAGATGAAATAACTAATATAGAAGCCACTTTCGTTCGTGGTAATGATGACGAATTCTGTATGGAATATTATTTTAATCCACCACAAAATCCAAAAGCACCAATAATGCAGTGGGTAGAAAAGATGGTACAAAGACCAGATTGTATAAGGATACATACTGATTATAGAGATGTGCCGCAAGGATGGTTAGGAAAGAAACTAATTCAAACTGCCGAATTATTAAAACAATTAGATGAAAAAATGTATAACTGGATTTGGTTAGGACTTTGCACTGGAATAGAAGAAGTTATTTATTATATGTTTAGAGAAAAAGAACATATAAGAGAAGTAAATAAAGAAATACTAAAAGGAATTCAATGGCTATTCATTGGTGTTGACTACGGTCAAATGAATGCAACTACATTTCAATGTTTTGGATTGGATTATATAAATAAATGCATTCAAGGAATAGATGAATACTATCATAGTGGTAGAGAAAGTGGAAAGCAAAAGAGTCCATCAGAATATGCCAAAGATTTTAAAGAAATTAAAGACAGGATAGAAGAAGAAACAAAAAAGAGAATTAAATTTGTTTTTATAGATCCATCTGCAAAAGGCTTGGCCGAAGAAATCAAAAGATTATGTCCAGATGTATCAATAGTCAATGCTAATAATAAAGTATTACTTGGAATAAATAGAGTTCAAAAGATGATGTCATTTAGACGTCTTTTTTTGAGTCCTAAGCAAAAACATCTAATTGAAGAAAGATACCAATATAAATGGAATGAGGATTTATTAGATAAAGGAAGAGAAGAACCAGTAAAAGAATATGACCATTGCAGCGATGCAGAAAGATATGCAGTAATGGGTGTATGGAAATATATAAGACAATTACTACCATTTATAGATGTAGAAGAGAAATGAGGTGATTGTAGTGTTTAATAAAGTTATAAATACAATAAAAGGATGGTGGAAGAATATGTTTGATTACAATAAAATAATTAATGATTTTGGATTAGATACAGAAACATCCAAAGAAATGTTAGATGCTATTCAAAATTGGAGTAGTATATTTAATGGTAAAGAACCCTGGATAGATAAAGATACAGTATCATTACATGTTGCTAAAACAATGTGTGAAAAAGTAGCCAAAGCAGTTACAATAGAATTTAAAAGTGAATGTGATGATAAATATATAAATACGATTTATCAAAAATTCCTGAAGAATAAAAGAAAATATACTGAATATGCTATTGGTAAAAGTTCAATTTTCTTTAAACCATCATATGAAAATGGAAGAATGAAAGTAACAACTATTCAAGCAGATAAGTTTATACCTACTAAATTTGATGATACTGGGGAATTACTTGGGGCAATATTTATAGATCAAATAACTAATGGTAATGATGTATATACAAGGCTTGAATACAATGAATTAAAAGGTAATATATTAGAAATTAGAAATATCGCTTATAAAGGAAAAAAGAATGGCGTAATATTATCAAATAAAATAGATTTACACAGTGTTGATAAATGGAAAGAATTAAACGAAACATCAGCAATTGAAGGCGTAGATAGATTACTTGGCGGATTCTTTACAATGAATAACACAAATAATGTTGATAATAATAGTCCGTTAGGTGTTTCAATATTTCATAATGCAATAGATACATTAAAAGAAATAGATAAACAATTTTCAAGAACATTATGGGAATATGAAGGCTCTGAATTGGCAGTTGATATAGATGAAACAATGTTGCCTTTAGATAAAAAAGGGAATCCAATTTATCCAAAAGGGAAACAAAGATTATATCGTAAGTTAATAGCAGATGAAGCAGACAAAAATAAATGGAATATATTTAGCCCACCAATAAGAGATACTGCTTTATTTAATGGATTAAATGAATTATTAAGACAGGCAGAACTTCAAAGTGGTTTAGCAGTGGGTACATTATGTAAGCCAGAATTAATAGAAAAGACTGCTACTGAAATAAAAACTGGCAAGCAAGATTATTATGTTACTGTAAGCGATATTCAAACATCATTACAACAAGCATTTGAAGATTTAATTTATGGTATTTATGTATTATGTAAATTATATGGAATACCAGTAAATAATAACTATAATGTAACATTTGATTGGGATGATAGTATTTTAGTAGATAAAGAAGCTATACAAAGACAATCACTAACAGAAAGAAATGCAGATATAATTGATGATGTTCAATATTTGATGGAAACCAGAGATTATTCAGAAAAAGAAGCAATTGCATTTTATGACAATATTCAAAAAAGAAAAGCCAGATATCAATCAAAAGAAGAAGATGAACCGGTAGAGGAATAATCAAATGGATGATAGCAAATTAGAAATATTAATTAAACCACTGGTAAGAATTTATGAAGATTTAGAATTAGAATTAATTAAAGATATTGCAATGAGATTAAATACTTATACAGGTATTGAAGGTTCATTAAAATGGTACTTAGATAAATTGCAAGAAATAGGTGGATTTAATAAAGATAATCTAGCATTGTTAGCAGAATATGCTGGTAAATCACAAAATGAGATAAAAAGAATATTAAGAATTGCTGGATATGATGTTTCTAAATTAGATAAATATAAAGAATATATTGATGATGAAAATTTATTAAATAACCCAACAAAAATATATGAAAGTGTAGCAGTACAAAATATAATCAATAATTCCATTAAAGAAACAAATTCAATGATGGAAATTATTCAAACAAAAGCCCTAGAAAGTGCTAAAGAGAGTTATATGAAAATATTAACTGATTCTTATATAAAAGTATCAAGTGGAACATATTCATATGCACAAGCAATAAAACAAGGTTTAAAAAAGATGGCACAAGAAGGATTTACTGGTGCAACATATAAGAATGGTAAAAGACTATCATTAGAATCAACAATAAGAAGAGATATATTAACCAAAATTCATCAATTGTCAGGAGATATTCAAATAGAAAAAGCAAAAGAACTAAAAACTAATCTAGTATATGTCACTCAACATTTAGGTGCCAGAATAAGGACAAAATATACAAAAGAAGATTATGAAGCACATTACGAATGGCAAGGTAAAGTGTATATGCTAGATGGTTCTAGTGATAAGTATGATAACTTCTATGAAAAAACTGGATATGGTAAATTATTAGGATTATGTGGAGTAAACTGTAGACATAATTTCTTTCCAACTTTTGAAGGTAGAAGCCATCCGAAATTATATGATGAAGAAAAAAATGAAAAAGAGTATTTAAAACAACAAAAACAGAGAAGATATGAAGCAAAAGAAAGAGAATACAAAAGAAAACAAGTTATATATAAAATACTTGGAGATAAAGATGAATTAAAAAAAATAAATCTAAAGAAAAGAGAATTCAATAAAGAATATAATCAATTTTTAGAAGAAAATAATCTTAAAAGAGATTATAGCAGAGAATATATTGAGAAAGATTTAATCAAAATAGATAATCACTCTGATTTGTTTGAAGATAATATACTAGAAAAAGATTTTAAAAATTTAAGTAATGATGTAGAACATATGATTATTTATGATGCTAATACTGGTAATAAAAAACTTCAAATTACAAGTGATAGTAAGAATAGTGTAGGAAATTTAAAAGCATATGCGACGATAATAACATCAAAAAAAGATAGTTTAAGTATAGCTCATAATCATCCTAGTAATTCATCATTTTCATTTAGGGATATTGAAACATTTAACACATATAAATCAATTAACTCGATCATAGTAAAAACCGATAAATACTTGTATTATTTAGAGAAAAATGGTATAAATAAAATTAATACAGAGGATTTAAAAAAACTAAGCAATATGACAAGAAGAAAATTTTATAAGCAATATGGAATAAATCCGGATAGTACACATATGGTAAATGAAGAAATAAGTAAGAAAGTAGGATGGAATTATGGAAGAGTTGAAAGAATACGAGATGATATTTGATGATAGAGAGTTTGATGATTTGGAAACAACTGAAGAAGGAATAGTAGAAGTTGATGAAGAATTCAATAAACAAGTGTCAAAAGAATTGGATGAATATTTAAAAGAACATCCACTACATTACGAAGATTAGCACCAATAGGGTGCTTTTATTATGAACCATAATTGATAGAAATATCGATTTTTTTCGTGTGGTATAGCAACGATAGGACTAACAAATATTTCAAATCTACGGGGACACAACCTCGATAACAAGTGTAGGAGGAAAAAATATAATGAAAAGAGAATTCTTGGAAGGTTTAGGATTAGAAAGTGAAAAAGTAGAAGCAATTATGAAAGAGTATGGAACATCTATTACAAAACTAAACACAGACCTAACAAATTCAAAAAATGAGGTGCAAACATTAAAAACACAAATTGAAGATGCTAGCAAAGAAATTCAATCCTATAAAGATATGGATATTGATAGCATTAAAAAATCTGCTAGTGATTGGGAAACTAAATATAATGAATTAGTAGCAAATCAACAAGCAGAAAAAGAACAAAATATCAGAAATGAAAGAGTAAATACTTTCTTTGCGGATACAAAGTTCTCAAGTGAAATGGCAAAAAACGGAGTTATAGCGGAGTTTAATAAAAAAGACTTCAAATATGATGAAGAAACAAAGTCATTTCAAGGTGCAATAGAATGGTTAAATAATTTAAAGGAATCTGACAAAGGTTCTTTTTTAAGTGATGTGGCAAATCCAAAATTCACAACTTCACCATCAGCACCAACAAACACTAAGACCAATGATGAACTTAGACATGTTATGGGCTTAGCAAATAAAGAAAAATAAAGAAGGAGAAATGATAATTTATGAATAATATTGAATTAAGTACAGTATACTTACCATTACTTGATGAAGTATACAAGAACGAAGTAAAAACATCTGTTTTAGATGGAGACCAAGCAACAATTAAGAAAGGTCAAAATGGAGAAATTAAAGTTGCTAAATTAGATATGGATGGACTAGGAGACTTTGATAGAAATTCTGGATATACAGAAGGTACATCAAAATTAACTTGGGAAACTATTAAATATGATAAGGAAAGATCACAAAAATTAAAAGTTGATAGATTAGATAATGAAGAAAGTTTAGGAATTGCTGTTGCTAAATTATCTAGTGAATTTTTAAGAACTAAAGTAGCACCAGAAACTGATGCTGCAAGAATTGCAAAGATTGCTAGTGTAGAAGGTGTAACTAAGAAAGAAGAGACTATTACTACTGGTGATGAAATGTATAAAGCATTAAGAGCAGGAACTAATAAGATGGATGAAGATGAAGTTTCAACAGAAAACAGAATTCTATTTATCACTCCAACAGGAAAAGCTTTAATTGATGATTTAGAAACATATAAATCAAAATCAGTTATGTCTAGATTTAGTCAAGTTATTGAAGTTCCACAAACAAGAATGTACACTGCAATAACTCTAAATACAGGTGAAGAAAATTATGGTTATAAGAAAGCGGATGGTGCGGCAGACATCAACTTTATGATTGTTGAAAGAAGTGCAGCAGTAACTGCTATGGACCAATTTATTAAATATTTTAGTCCAGATGAAGATCAAAATGGTGATTCACATGTATTCCCATATAGAAACTACAATTTATATGGACATGTTTACGAAAATAAACTTGCAGGTGTTTATGTATCTCATAAATCAGCTGCTTAATTAGAAAGGAAGATGTAAATGAGAAAACCAACAGTTATAGGGTTTATTCCTAAAAAAGTAGTAAAAAAAGTTAATAAAAATACAGATGCAGAAAATGCAACTAAAACAAAAAATACAGATGCAGAAAATACAGAAAAAGAAAATTCTGAAGAATAAGAAAGGAAGTGACAAGGTATGACAGAAACATATATAAAATATTCTGATTATAAATCAAAATATAAAGGTAGTATCATACCTGAAAATTCCTTTGATGGTTATGCAATAAAAGCAAGTAGCAGAGTAGATTACCTTACAAGTGGAAGAATAAATATTGAAAATATTGAAGATATTATTTTACCAAAAGTAATTTTTGCTACTTGTGAAATTGCAGAATTATTATATAACCAAGAGCAATTAATACAAAAGCAAAATGACGACAAAGTCACTGTTGCTAGTGAGAATGTTGGACCACATTCTAAAACTTATGTAAATAAATCTAATTTGCAAGCACAAAGAATATTAAATAATAAAGAACTTGATAGTGAATGTTATAGGATATGTTTGAGGCATTTATCAATAACAGGGTTAACATATAGGGGAAGATTATAAGATGTTTCCACATACAATAACATTATTTAATGTTTATAAAGTAGATGGTAAAGTTTGTTATCATAGGGCTCTAATAGAATCTAATGATGCCACAGAGAATGGTGTCTTTTTTTATAAATCTAATCAAGTAGTAGATGAGGGTAATGGAATAAAAAATGCAAGTCAATATCATTGCATAATACCATTTGAACAATTAACAAACTATGTTGAAAGGAAAAAGTTTAATAGTTTATCTGACAAAACAGGTAAATTTACATTAGCACCAAATGACATAGTAGTTAAAGGTGTATGTGATGAAATAACTAGTATAACTGAATTGCAATCATCTACTTATGATTATTTTACAATTAAGACAATAAACGATAACAGATACGGAAGCGAAGATTTGCAAAATATAGAGGTTACGAGTTGAAAGTAGTAGCAAGGTTATATTTGCCAACTGTCGAAGAAATGATGAAAAATTGTGGATTAGATGGAGGTGGAGAAGTTCAACAACATATTGATAACTTTGTATTAGAACAATCTGAACCATATATGCCACATAAAACAGGTACTTTAATTAGTGAAGGAATAATAGCATCAGGTGGTGGACAAGTTATTTGGAATACTCCATATGCTCATTATATTCATGAAGGTAGATTAATGATATCACCTACAACTGGTTCTCCATTTGCAAAGAAAAATGAAGAAAAGGTATATGCTAGTCCTACTAGAGCATTATTTGACAGTAGCGAAGTTAGAAGAGACCATTGGTTTGATAGAATGATTATTGATAAAAAAGAAGAATTAATAAAAGAATGTCAAGCAATAGTAGATGGAGGTAAATAATGAATAAATCAATTATAGAATGTATACAAACATACTTTGAAAAATGTCCTTATCTAAATGATTTAGATGTAAATGTAGATTATTTAGGGGATATGGCAGAAAGCTATTCAATTGAAGAAATTCCAACAACAATTATTTTAAATGAATATATTGATGGAAGCAGCGAAAGACAATGTCGATTTGTATTTGCCAGCAGAGTATTTTTTAATAATAATGAAAATAAACAAAGAATTGATAATCTTCATCTATTTGAAAAAATTGCTAATTGGTTAGAGAGTAATACAAAAAAAGAAGTATTACCTGAATTAAATAAGAAACAAACTGCCACTAGCATAAAAGCCATATCTAGTGGTTATTTATATGGCACAGACAATAGCAATCAATATGCTAGATATCAAATACAGTGCCAATTAATTTATGAAGAGGAGGAATAATAAAATGGCAAAGGCTAAAAGAAATAGTTATAAAGTCTTTATGAATGTTGGAACTACTGAAGCACCTGAATGGGAAATATTTGGTAAAGACATTGAAGAATTATCAAGAGAATTAAATAACGAAGTTAATTCATTTACTAATATTCTTGGTGAAACTGAAACAGATGTCACAAAAGGTGTACAAGTAACATCAGTAGATCCTATTAAATTTAGAGATGATAGTAAGATTTCTAAAATATTATACGAAATTTACAAATACGATAAGGAATTATCAGATGTAGAATTTGAATTTTTAGAAGTAAATACTACAGATAATACTGCAGAAGCAGAAAATGAATATGGAGCATTTATGCAAGTAGGTGCCATTGATTTAAAATCTTGGGGTGGAGACACTACTGGATTAAACTCACCAATTGATATTAATTGGAAGGGTGAAAAAACACACGGAACATTTAACCCTACTACAAAACAGTTTACGAAAGAAGCATAATAGAGGGGCATTAAATTTGCTCCTCTTATTTTTATTATAGAAATGGAGATGTAATAATGGCATTAACAATAAAAAGCAACATAATAAGAGAAGAAATATTAGATGAAAATGGTAATAAACTAGGAGAATTAAAATTTAATCCTAATGATAGTAGAATAATGAAGAATATGTCTACAGTGGTTAATGAATTTAATAAAGCGATTAAAGAAATAAATAAATTAGGTAATATTGATAAATTATCTTTAGAAAATTTAAAAAACGCCGAAGATTTTGAAAAAGCATCTGAAACATTTGAAAAGATAGATAAAGGATATGATATTGAAGTTAAAGCAGTAGATGAATTAATAGATAAATTATCAGAGATTTTTGGAAAAGAAACAATACAACTATTTACTAATGGTACAAAGGATGCTGAATGCTTACTTCCTATAATTGAATTCATTGAACCATATGTTAGGGCAGCTAGAGAAGGAAAAATTAATAAATATATAAATAATTCTTCAAAAGAAAATAACTCAGATGTGATGGAATAATGAATGTTTTAACAGATAAATTTCCCACAAAAATAAAAGTAAATAACAAAATATTAAATATAAATTCAGATTTTAGAAACTGTATAAAAATAATTGAAGCATTTGAAGATGAAGAACTATTAGATGAGGAAAAATACTTAATACTCATAAAAAGATTATATATAGATGAGGTAGAGCAAAATGATTTACAAGAAGCATATATAAAAGGTATTAAATTTCTTGATTTAGGAGAAGAAAACAAGAATCAAGAAATACCTAAAAGAATATATGCATTTAGTAAAGATAGTAATTATATTTATACAGGAATAAGACAATCACATAATATTGATTTAAATTCAATAGAATATCTCCATTGGTGGAACTTTGTTTATCTTTTTATGGATATAGGACAAGACTGTATGTTCAATCAATTAATTTATTATAGAAAAAGAAAGAACGAAGGAAAATTAACTAAAGAAGAAAGAAAATTATATCTATCAATGAGAAAAATATTAGATCTAGATTATGTAGAAGAAACTGAAGAAGATGATGAATTTATGAAAAAGTTAGGAGGTGTATAGTGTGGCAAAAAGCAAAGGTGCATTAATAATCGATACGAAACTCAATGATAAGAAAATTGAGGGTGATTTTGAACAATTAGAAAAGAAAACTAAAAATATGATAAACAGATACAACAAATCTGTTGATAGTATAAAAAAACAAGAATTAGCACTAGATAAAGTTAAACAAAAATTAAATGATATTCAAAGTGGAAATGTTATTCCAGCAAGTTTAAAAGAAATGTATAATCAATTGAATAGAAATGATAAAGAACTAGAAAAAATTAATCAAAGATATAATGAATTGTCTACCAAAAATTTTACAACTTCAATTGAAGATAATGAGTTAACTAAATTAAAACAAGCAAGAATAGATTTAAACCAAATTAATTCAGAATTAATAGAAGAAATAAATATTGCTAAAACAACAACACCAGAAGTTATACAATTAACTCAACAAATAAATAATATGACTAGTTCTCTTGAAGAAACAAAAAAACAAACAGGAGAATTAGGGAAAGAAATACAAGAATCACTAAATCAAAAAGGCAGTTTTTTAGGAATGAAAAATGGTTTTGATGATGTAGGTAAGAAAATCGATAAATTTAAAAATAGGATGACTAGATTGGTAGGCACTGTTGCAGTATTTAGTTTAATTAGAAATGGATTAACAAAATTGAGAAATGGTTTTATGTCATTGCTTAAACAAAATGATACCTTTAACACAAGTTTAAATCAGATAAAATCAAGTTTAATGACAGCATTTGCGCCTATATATAATGCATGTTTACCAGCAATAAATACATTAATGAATTCTTTATCAAAATTAGCAGGAACAATAGCAGTATTTGTATCTGGGCTATTTGGTACAAGTCTAGAAGATGCTAAAAAGCAAGCACAGAATTTATCTAAATCATTAGATGATGTTGGTTCTAGTGGAGAAGAAGCAAGCGGCGGTTTATCTAGTTTTGATAAACTTGAAGTAGTAGGCGGTGGAGATAGTAGTTCTGGTGGCGTAAGTTCTAATGAAGAAATTGATTATAGTGGGGAAATACAGTATAGCCAAAATCTATTAAATACGTTAAATAAAATAAAAGATTTTGTATCTGAAAATAGTGATGCAATAATTGGCTTTATAACAGGCGTTACAGGTGCATTAGTATCAATGAAATTACTTGGATTAGATCCAATAAAAAATATCGGTATTGGAATAATGTTGGCAGGAATAGTGTTACTAATACAAGATATAATCCAATTTCTTGAAAATCCCACTTGGGAAAAATTTGGAGAAATACTTATTGATATTGGACTTATATTAGCAGGATTAGCATTAATAATAGGCAGTGTTCCAGTAGCAATTGCAGCGGTATGTGCAGTAATTGTAGGTATAGTAATTAAATATTGGGATGAAATATGGGCAGTTTTAGAATCAATTGGAATGTGGATATATAATAAATTAATAAAACCAATAATAGACTTTTTTGAAGTATTATGGGAATCAATAAAAATTGGAATAGAAAAAATGAAAGAATTATGGAGTTCTTTCAAAGAAAAAATAGTATCTATTGTTACAAGCATAAAAACAGGTGTAGTCAATGGATTTAATAGTATAAAAACAGGAATATCAAATGCCATGAATACTGTTAAAACTATAATTTCAAATGTCTGGAATGGTATATGGAGTACTATAAAAGGAATTATTAATAAAATAATTGGTGGAGTAGAAAGTATGGTTAATACTGTAATTAAAGGATTAAATAAAATATTAGAACCTTTAACTAAAGTAGGAAATGCTATTTTAGAAGCAGTTGGTATTAAATCATTTAGTTTTTCTACAATACCACAAGTTAAATTACCAAGACTAGCAACAGGAGCAGTAATACCTCCGAGAAGTGAATTCGCAGCAATATTAGGCGACCAAAAAAGAGGCGTTAATATTGAAACACCACTTGATACAATGGTTGAAGCATTTAATAAAGCATTAGATAGTAGAGATAATAAATCAGTAGATTTTAGTCCTACATATATTCTTCAATTTGGAAATGAAAGAATTGGTAAGATATGCCACAAAGGATTAAAATTAGAAGAAAAAATAATAGGGAAACCTATTGTTTTAAATTAGGAGTGTGAGTCTATGAATAAAATTAAAATAATAAACCCAAGTAATGTAAATGATTATTTTGAAATTCCTTGGGAATGGTTAGAAGCAGGAACTTATGCTCCTTCTTTAAATGATTTAGAAGCTAGTGCTGAAAGAGGTAAATTAACTGGTAAACTAAGTCGTGTAAGGTGTGCTGAAGTTCCATCAGCAACTCTACCAATAAAAAAAAGGTTAACTCAAAAGGACTTATATCCGTTGTTAAAATTATTGAGATTGGTAAAAATACATATTTATTATTTTGAAAAATACGAAAATAGTTATGTTACTAAGGAGTTTTATGCTCAAAAACCAAATCCATCAATATATAAAATGCCAAAAGATAATAATACTGATAATATTGTATATGATGAATTTACAATAGAATTTGCAGGGTATGGTGATATTAATTCATGATAGAAAATTTTGATAATAAAAACATACAAAGTTTCGAATATGAAACATCAATAAATAGTGATGGAAATATTGCAGGAACTTGTGAATTAGGTAATGCTACAATACAAATGCTAAACGATAGTAATGAGTATAGTTCACTAAAAGGGCAATGGATAAAAACAAACCACGGCTCTTTTTATATTCATTCCGTTGAACCAGTACAAGAAAAAGTAAATATTAAATTATCTTGCTACGATGTTAAATATAAATTAGATACACCATATGATAGCAGTTTATATACTTGGCCAATGACATTAAAAGAATGGAGAAATCAAATAGGAACTAACTGTGGTATTACATTTGATAATAGTGATTTTCCTAATAGTGATTTGATTCTAAATGAAGAACCATACATTGGAGATAATCCTAGTAATAGAAATGTTGTTAGTATAATAGCACAAGCAGGATGTAGTTGGGTAGATACAGATAAGGATGATATATTCTACTTTAATTGGTTTGATAATACAATACATATTGTTAATGATTGGATAGAATTAACTACGGAAAAAGAAATGTCATCTCCAATAAATGTAGTAGTTCTTGGTAGAGGAGATGTCGAAGATAATGTTAAATGGCCAGAAAATTTGCCAGAAAATCCAGTAGAATTTAGAATTGATAATAATTATATATTAGATCCACAAGAGTCAACTGAAGATAAGAGATATGATGTTATAGAAACAATATATAACAGAGTAAACGGATTTAAATATTTAGTATTTAATATAAGAATACAAGATATATTCAATAAATTATCAATAAAACTAGGACAAATTGTTACTTATAGAGATATGTGGGGAAATGTTTTAAGTGCAAATATAATGTCAAAGAAAATAACATATTTGGGTGGAAATTTAGAAGATGATGATAACTACGAAATAACATTATCTGCTGAAGAAATAAAAGAAACTTCAACAGAATATTCTTATGCTTCAAGCATAGAAAATAAATTAAGAAAAACACAAATATCAGTCGATAAACAAAATCAAAGAATAGAAACAATAGCATCTGATGTAAATGAAAATGCAGAAAAAGTAGCAAGTTTAGAAATAACAACAGGAAATATATCAACAAAGGTATCATCAGTAGAAAAAGATTTATCAACAACAAATACAAACCTATCTAATCTATCTAATACAGTAGATACATTAAGTAATGATATAAATGGTGTTAGTGCAGATTTTGAAGATTTCAAAGATAATGAATATATCCAAAGTATAGACAATCTACAAAAACAAATAGATGGTGCTATCCAATTCTGGAACGGTGCAGAAATACCAACATTAAATAACTATCCTGCAAATCAATGGACTACTGAAAATGATAGAATAAATCATCAAGCGGACATATATACAGTAGTTCAAGATGTTGAAGGAGAAATGAAACAAGGTAAGTCATACAGATTTGATAAAGTTAATGGTGTATGGCAATGGATAGAGTTAACAGATAATGAATTATCAGCAGTACAAGCAATAGCACAAGAAGCATTAAATAAGGCAAATGCAAATGCTACTGAAATAGGTACAGTTAAAACTAAAGTTAGTTCATTGGAACAGACCGATGAACAGATAAAAGCAAGTGTTGAAAGTATAGATAAACAGATAATACCAACAGCGAGTGTATCAGACTCAAATATATATATAGAAGATGCATCAGATGATCCATTGATTCGGTTGGAGATAGAAGGTAAGTCAGTTCAAAAAGGAACACCAACCCCAGAAACACCAGTAGAAATTGAAAGTGTAGGATATACAAATTTATTGACTGGTAATTTTAGAAAAGGAAATTTTGCAGGTTCTGTAAATGATATCAGATTGTTTTCTGATGATAATTATTACATTGAAAAAGGTAGGACATATACATTTTCAACAAATGCAGTAGAAAAAGGATTAGAATATGGTGTAAATACAGCAAGTGTTAAATTTCCAATTCCAAATATAGATTATATAAATTTTGATACTGGTTGGCAAACGAAAGAAACAATTACTTTTACTGCAACAACTAATGGTTATTTAGGCATACCAATATCAAAAGTAAATAAAGAAGAAACTATATCATTAGATGATTTAAACGATGTTTGGTTTACTTTAACAGAAACAAGTGAGTATGTTCCTGAAGGAAAATATGTAGTTGTACTTAAAATGACAAATGAAACAGATATAAATACTTTATCAATAATATTAAATGAACCTTTAAGAAGCCTACCAAATGGAGTTGAAGATAAATTATATATTAAAAATAATAAGTTATATATTGATAGATATGTCGGTAATGTAGTTTTCAATGGTGATGAAGATTGGGTTTTTGAAACAAGCACCATAACTCCAACAAACAGAAGTGTAGTAAGAAAGTATTTTGTATCAACAAACAATAATGCTTGGTTATCAAATAGATTTATAATGGATACTGAAGAAACTCCATTTGATGGTAACATACTAACAATTCGTTCAGATGTTATATATTTATCAACGAAAGATGAAATAACAGGAATATCTAGTACAGATGATGATGCAACTAAATTATCAAAAATAAAAACATATTTATCAACTCACAATGCAGAAGTAGATTATGAACTAGCAACACCAATAACAGAAGAAGTTGGCGAAATAGAAATACCAAGTACATTCAAAGGTGTAAATCATATAACAACAACAGATGAACCAGAACCAGTATTAAATATTGAATATGTAAGAGATACAACATTATCTAATTATGTTGAAGGTCAAATCAATAAAGTAATGACAATTGAAGAAAGACATTACTCTGAATTAGTTATTGAAGATAATAGCATCAAAGAAAGCGTAGAGAGTGTTAATAGTTCACTTAATGGATTAAATACAACGATAAATCGTGTTGAAGAAATTACAACTGATAATTCGCAAGTTATAAATGTAATATCAACTAATATAGATAAAGTTTCTGGAGAAGTTAGAGAGGTTACTACAACAACAGGATTTACATTTAATGCCGATGGAATGACTATTAATGATGGCAGTGGCTTTAAAGCACAACACAGATCAAATGGAACTTATTATAAAGATGGAGAAACAATTGTTGGACAATATACAAAGGATGGTTCAAAACAAAAAGATTTAGAATTGTTTGGAACATATAGTTATGGTAAAGAAAGTATAAATGATACTCCAATGTTTGTCGGTCAATTATATACTGATGAAAATGGTGAACAAGGATTTGGACACTTTTATAATGGGGAGGGATAAAAATGGCAACAATAAATGGTAGTACAAATAATAGTCAATGGACTTTTAAATTAGAAGCAACTGAAACAGCAACAAGTATTATAAATAAAACATCAACAGTTAGGGTTCAAGTTTATCTTGGTAGAGCAAGTTCACAAAGTTATTTGGGTGGTAATTATAGTTTATCTGTAAAATGTGCTGAACAAACTCAAAATGCAACTGGTAATATCCCTTACCCAACTTATATAAATGCTGGTGCGTGGTTGTTACTAAAAACATTTACATTTACAGTTTCTAACACAGGAAATCCGACTAAAATAAATATATCTTCTACAATGACAAGTAGTGACTTTTCGCCATCAAATGCAAGTGCTAGTGGAACATTTGAATTAACAAAATTACATGATACACCATTATTAGAAAGCATTTCGTTTACAGAAACAAACGAGCAATTGATAAATATGGGTATAGAAAATGATTACTTTGTTACAAACCTAAGTATTAAAAAAATTGAAATTAAGGCATTTACTTTTGATGATGCAACTATAACAAAATATGAAATTTTAAATGGTGATAAAATTTATTCGTCGACATCAAATATAATTGAAATGAATTTAAAAGAAAATGATTTAAAAACCATTTATGATAGTCAATTAGAAAGAGAAAGACCAGATTTAATAATTAGATTTACTGATAGTTTAGGTGGAGTTTCTACAGCTGTTTATCCATATACATATCTAATACCATATACAAAGCCATCAATTGAAAAAGCATCAACAACAATAAAAAGAAAAACTGGAAATGGTACAGTATTAACTGATAACAAAGTATTATTAAATTTTGTCGGAAATTGTTATAAAGGTAATGATGTAATTGGAAACAATAATAAACCAATAGTTCAATACAAAATATGGAATACAACAGAGCCAACATCATATACAACGCTAACAGCTCCAAATGTAGCGAATGTAACCATCAAAGATTATGAGATAAGTAATATATTATATACAAGTTCTTATAATTATAAAATAAAAATTTATGACACATTTACTACAACAGAAACAACTATAAATGTAAAAACAGATAAAGTTCCTACAGGTGTTTCTGTTTGGACTGAGTACCCAGATAGAGTTGATTTTATAAAAATAACTCAACAAAGCAAAGAATTAGCCTGTATTGAAAAAATAACATCTGAAGAATTTGCGACTAATGTTTTTATAGGTGATAAGAGGGTTTATAAAATACTATTTACAGGTACACTACCATCAACTTCAGGAAACCCAGTAGATTTATTTGGCTATGATTTCAATTGTAGTCAAGTGTGGATAGATGAAAGTCTTTCATTTTTCTATAACGATTCAGAAACATTAGGCATAAATTGGTTTTATACTACGAGCGATTATGTAAGAACGGTAATTCGTAAATCAACTAAAAAAATAAGGTATAAATCAGGTGGAGATTTATCATCGTTTAATTATAATATTGTTTTGGCGTATACAAAAGATTAGATAGAAAGAGAGGTAAAAATGGAATATATATCAATAGGGTTAGTGTTTACTATTCTTGGAGGATTAATAGGGGTAGGAAATTATTTAATGAATAATAAAAAAAATACCCGACAAGAAACAAAAGAAGAAACAACAGCAATAACTAGCATAGGTACAAAATTAGATTTAATTAGTAAGAATGTTGATGAAATAAGATTAGATAACAAAGATTTTAGTAAAACCATGCATCAATTAGGAGAAAGAGTCTCAAAAGTAGAACAATCAACAACTTTAGCACATCATAGAATTGATAATTTAGAAGAACTACATAGAAAATAGAAAGAGAGGTAAAAATATGATAAACAATTTATTTGATGAAAATGAAAATATTCACATTAATAGGGGAGATAGATTACTATTTGAATATTCTATTGATAATGATGGAACAGATTATGTGTTTCAAGACGGAGATTTCGTAACATTTGGAATTTATAAAAAATTAAATGAAGAACCTTTAGTATATGAAAAATTTATTCCAACACCAGGTTCAACAAGTATAGATATAGATATTCCATCAGATAAAATGAAAATTGGAGATTATATTACTACAAGAAAAGATTATATTTATGAAATACAGTTAAATAACGAAGTAACAACACATGGTCATAAAAAAGATACAACAAATGAATTACATTTGTACCCAGAAGGGAAAGAACCTAATGTTGAAAGCTAAGAAGAAATTAGTAGGGAAAGTAAAAAGTAAGGCAACATTAAAAGGAAAACTAAATAATGCCATTATATATGTAAACCCAGAATTAGAAAATTTAGAAGTAACACCTAGTAAAAAGCAACAAATATTTAATCACGAAAATAGTTATGGCTATGATGAAGTAAAAGTAAATCCTATTCCAGATGAATACATAATACCAGATGGAACATTAGAAGTAGAATCTAATGGAGATGTAGATGTAACTAATTATAAAATGGCTAGAGTTGGAGTATATACACCACCTAATTTACAAGATAAAAGTATAAGTATAACTGAAAATGGAACTCAAAACATAACATACGATTCAGGTTACAATGGGTTAAATAGTGTAGAAGTAACTACTAAAATTGAGGGTAGTTCTACTAAAATAACAAATTTAGCAGAACTGGATAATGCAATAATTGGGTGTGTAGATGAGTTGTATAATTACTATGATGAGTGTGTTGACAATTACGAATGCGATAGCAATGAACCTATAACTTTATATACACCAGCAGAAGGTTTTAATTATTACCTAACAAGATATCGTAATGGTACTTATCAAGTTCTATGGTTTTCCGATAGAATAATCAAAGAAAGAAGTTCACCTCCAAGTACACTCAATACAAGAGCAATACAAACATACGCTTTTAATGTCGACCATAATTCCGTAGGTGTATCAAATTACTCAAATCCAATATGGTTTGATTCAAATTCAGATGCTTACTTATCACCAACATATTCAACTTTGCAAGAACTTATTAATGCTATGCAAGACAATACAACGGTGTATACAAGTGCTAATAATAGTGGTTGGGGAGTTGATAGTCAAAGTCCTACACTAGCACCTTATACAAATATGGCGTACTTAGATTATTTAGATAATATAGTGATGAGAAAAAGGTTATCAAGTAATGAAAAAATAGAGGTTCAATAAAGAAGGGGGTGAAGATATGAAAACAGTAAAAAAGATAGCCAAATACACAACTAATATTATGGCAATTATTGCTGCTCTAATTGAGGTTTTAGATCCAATTTGGGGAATACCTTATGCGGATAAAATAAGTGCTACTCTAATCGGAATTATGGGTGTGATTGGTACTTATTTATTAGGAAGCAAAGCAACTTCTAAAATTAATGTTTCAAATAGTAAAGGAGAATAAAATATGATTACAAGTTCAAAACAAATAACAAAACATTTTCACAGCAAAGAATTTAGATGTAAATGTGGATGCGGTAAAATTAAAATAGATGAAAATCTAGTAAAAAAAATGGAGAATATATTCTCAAAATTAAATGCAAGTAAGTGTATTATATCTAGTGGATATAGATGCCCTAGTTATGATAAAGTAATTGGTGGATTCGTGGGGAAACATGCCGAAGGTTTAGCAGCAGATTGTGCATATTATGATAAGAATGGTAAAATTATACCTTCTAAAATTGTTATATGTGTAGCATATGATTTAAATGAAATAAATGGGATTGCTATGATAAAAGGTGGAAATCACACTCACTTTGATAATAGAGAAAATGGAAAATATAGAGGAGATGAATCAGTATCAAATAATTCCGTATGGACAAACCCTTATGACTATTTTAAAGTTAGCAAAGCAGATGTAGCAAAATATACTGGTGAAGATTTAACTCCAAAGAAAACAGTAGATGAACTAGCAAAAGAGGTTATTGCTGGCAAATGGGGCAACGGAACAGATAGAAAAAACAGACTAACTAAGGCAGGTTATAATTATTCAGAAGTTCAAAAGAAAGTTAACGAATTAGTAAACAAGAAATCTATTGATACTATTGCTAAGGAAGTAATTCAAGGGAAATGGGGAAATGGTACTGACAGGAAGAATAGATTAACTAAAGCAGGATACAATTATAAAGAGGTACAGAATAGAGTAAATCAATTGTTAAGATAA